TGGACAGATGCTTGCCTACAGATAGGAGCCTAAGGTCAATGCTTTTCAAGCAGACGCCTGCCTCGCAGGCTGGCGTGATTCGTTGAAGTGGGGTATTTGTGTTCGGCCCGGCATGGAGCCGGATCAAGGAGTTAAATATGAGTCAGCAAGCCAAAATTGATGCTTTGGAACACCTGCTTATTGCTGTGCTGAAGAAAAACAGCATGACCCTGCCTGCCGACGCTATATTCGATGCGGCCCACGCTTCGATCATGGGAAGCAATGGCCCAGGCGGGACAACGCAAAAGACCGAGGCGATGGACGCGCTTCGAAACCTGAAGACGTTATTGAGCTGATTCCTTCCCGGCACTGACAGCGCTCGGCGATTTTGGTCGTCAGCGCTCAGCGCTCAGCGCAATAGGATAGGGTGGGTCAGGCGCCTGCATCGCCTGCTGGCGTGGGGTATTTGTTTATGTCGAACTCACCCTGACGGGAGGCTGGCATGAGACTGCAAAGCGATATCGATGCACTCGCGGCAATCGAAGAAGACGCTCAAATGATGCTGAAGCGGCTTGGGATTCCCGATGATAAGCAGAAGCTTGAGGTCGTCATTTGCTTGCGGCAGATCATTGAGCTGGCTACCTACAGGAAGGCGATTGACCGAGTTGCTGATCCTTCGGTGCGGTAGGCGACGACGCCAGCCACCCAGCCCACTGGTGGGATTCGTTGAAGTGAGGTATTTGTGTTCAGCCCGGCATGGAGCCGGATCAAGGAGATCGAAATGGTGTTAGTGGATAGGCCGTACCCAGTTGTCTATGAGCATCGAGGCGTTAAAGCGAAGATTGATTTCGAATGGGATAGCGACAGTGATTCTGTGCCAACAGGACTTAGAATCGCTGTAGAGAACAAAGAAAGCCGGGTTGAAGCAATCCGTGAAAATGCCAAGTACAACAGCTTCAATGAGGCGTTAGCCCGCGGTAAAGCGTTGGCGAGGCTAGACATCGATTTGACTCTTGGGCCTGATCTTTTGGCTTGAAAACAGTACTCAGCGCAATAGGTGAGGGTGGGTCAGGCAGCCTGTGAAATCGGCACAGCTTTCAGATCGTCCTTCTGGTCCGCGTCACCCAAGTAAGGCTTCAGTTCGGCGCGGGTGTATTTGCCCGCCCTGACCGTGTCTTTCGTGTAGCCACTGTAGTTCGGGCGAAAGTAGAGCTCATCCTTCACGTTGAAAATCATGAACAGTGGCTCAGGATTGGGGAACAGCACCTTGCGCAGGACGTCGGCGCGCTGGTAGTTCATCCCGGCAACGGCCCTGGCCAAAAGATCTTCCAGACGCTGACGCCGCCGGCGCTCATTGCTCTTTGCATAAACGTCTTCTGGGCGATCAACGAATATCTCAAAGCAAGCTTTGTTGGTGAATCCGTATTTGCCGTAAGCAACCCACCACATATTGTTGATGTTGACGAACGCCGTGCCCTGGATCCAGCGGCCTTTGCGGTCAGTGGTCCACACCTTTGCACCGTGCACGATGGTTTTCTTGTCGCCTGACCCTGAGTTGTAATCCGCTGGCGGGATCGTCGGTGGGCAAAAACGGCGCTTACTCACGTAGTCAGCATTGATCCATTCGACACTGGTCATCCCGTTGAGTCCGCACTTCCTGTCAGGCTCTTGGAACACATAGCCAGTAAATACATTGCACAAGTAGTCGCGGATGCGGCGCCGGGTGCGCTCCATCTCCAGGCGAACTAGGTAGGGCATGTGCCGCTCTTTATCGCTCTGGTATCGCCCCCCGTGATCAGCGCGATCTGGAGTGTTCACACTCTGGAAAAACTCCAGTTCGATGCTGTGCCCGCAGATCTTGAGGTCGGCCTGCAAGCTCCCCTTCACGCAGTGGCGGGAGTTATTACCGACGAAGATGTGTGTTTGTTCCCCGACGGTCCAGCCAATCCTGTTAAGCGTTTGGATGATGCGCTTGAACACGTCGTGCTTGAACTTGCGGTCCCAGTCGACTTTGGCTTTCCACTCGCGCGGAATGCCTTCTTCCCAGATGGCCAGGCGGGCTTCGCCGAAGGTGACGCGGCCTTCACGTTGAATTTGCATGTTGTTCTCCAGTCAGGCGCCGCCCTCCGTGACCGGATGCGACAGGGTGTAGTGGCATTTTGCCTATATGTGAGCTATTCATCTCGTACCCGGCTTAAAGTCGGATCAAGGAGGAGCAGATGATTACTGATCGCGAAGTTGCACTAGAGCAGGCGCTTGTGGCCATCATTGGAGCGGCCATTGCCAGCGGGCTAGATGTAAAAACTCTGATGGATAATGCGGAGGCGGGCTTATTGGGCAATGCCCCATACCGCTGGGTTGGGCACCCGCATGTGTCAAACGCTATTCAAGTTATGAGCGCTGCTCATGAGCTGGCATTGGCCACCGCGCCAGCTTAAAAGCTAAGGCGGGCTTATTCGTCGCGGCAGATACGCAGCGCCTCACGCTGATAAGCCTGAGCCAGCTTATGCGACACATTTTCGCTTATCGTGAATTTGTGTCGCGACATGGTAGCGAAGCGGGCGGACTCTTCGGCTGGCGCATCGGCCAGGTTGATCAGCAACGTCGATACCGTCTCCTGCCATTCCTCGAAGTCGTGGCGCTCGCCCAGCACCTGAAGTGCATCAGCAAGTGCCTTCGAAACAATCAGCGTGCGCTTCTCGGCGCCGATCTTGTCGAGCAAGGCTTTCTCCTTGGCGCGCTTGTCCTTCTGTAGTTCCGCGTTGCTCTTGGCCATGCCCTGCCTCTTCAATTCCGTGGGCCGATAGATCCAGCCATGTCTGTCGTCGGCGCTGGCGCACCTGGTTGCTGATGCGCTTCATGATTTGAACTTGAAGCCGTTTTCTCTGGCGATGAGGCGGGCGCGCTTGTGATCAATGCCGAGCGCTTCGGCCGCTTTATTCAACGAGGCGCCGCTCTCGGCCAGGTTCTTCAGATCGGGCGCCAATTTGTCCCGGCCAGCGCGGAGCTTGTTGGTATGGCTGGTACCGAACGTGCCGTCCTTTGTGCCAGTGACACCTGGCGCGATTTCCTGCACCGATTTACCGGCACCGAAGTAATGCTCCAGCTTCTGGTTGAGGTCGGCGAGGATCGAGTCTCGCGGGTTGGGCATTGGTACGCCGATCACTGCGCACCTCCGGAAAGGCGGTTGGCCTTTTCCTCAAGCTGGATGGCGTAGTCGACGGCGGACGCGTGTTCGAAGCGAAAGCCGCAGGTCTTGCCTGTGACCAGGTCGATGATGTGGTATGCCTTTGGCCCGACGTTCTTTACCTGATAGCGCACCGGCTTCTCAGGCATCACCAGGTTGACGAGGCGGGCGAACTCTTCGCGGGCCATCTGGCTGCGAACCATCAGTGCGCCGAGGACATCCCGGCGTTGTTGGATCAGTGGGTGCATGGCTGATTCCTCGGTGTGGGGTTGCGTGTATTCGTCAGCACTCGGTCCTCCTGCTGGTTGCCGTTGGGCGCAGGGGAGAGTGCTGACGGATAAAGGCGGGGAAAAAGAAAGGCCCGTGGACGTTCGGGCCTTTCACAGATGCAGTGATCTTCTTGATTTGGTCTATTTCATGATGGTCATCCTCCAATGCGCGCCGTTGGAATCTTGGCGGGCGCTCGCCGATCTCTCGTTTGTTGCATGCAGGTGGCCGGTATAAGCCGGGGTTTCGTCCGCATCGGTAGTCGCTGTCGCCCTTGCCATGGCCGCAAGCGGAGGCCCGTGGTTCATCCAGACAGTGACTACCGATGCGGCCTGGTGCAGGGGAGTACCAGGTGCTCGGGCAGTTATCGTCAGGCTGACGTGGCGCTGGTTGGTCTCACTCGCGTGAAGTGGCGATGTCAGGCATGAGTGATGGACAGGTCGCTGATGATGCAGACCGAGCCGTCTTCCGGGTCAGTGGTTTCGGAGTAGTCGATCTGGTTGTACACGCCGCCGTGGAAGGCGAGAGTTTTCGTGTCCCAGGTGTTGTCGAGGCGCATGATTGCGGAAGTAGATTTGACGCCGTTACAGCTCGCCGATACGGAAACGGCCCCGCTGGAATTGGCGTGAATGTTGATTTTGAAAAGTGCGCCGAGCGGCACGTTCTCCAACACCGTTGAGTTGACCGGATCGTCTTGCAGGTAGCTCGACCGGAACCCCATGATGATTTTTCCTTTGCTCCAGAACACCTTTACAGGCGGTCGTTCTGAGTCCTTTACATGAATCTGAGCGATCACAACCTTCTGCAGCGAGTTGACCTTCGTCACTCGCATCTCTTGTCGGCTCCAGTGGTCTGCGGCGCTGGAGAACAACCAGTAACCTGGCTCCTTCCATTCACAGCGCGTCCGCAAAGTGCTCTTGCTCGAAGCGCCGAGTGTCGGTGCCGTCATCTGCAGCGAACCATCCGGAAGCATTGAGACAACGTCTGGACATTCAAGTAGTGCCCGCCAGCCGATGAGCTCAAGCGCGATCGGGTTGGTGTCGGAGATCGGAAGCGGGGTAGCGATGGTGAAGTTGCTGATGTCTACAGTCATGGTTTGTGCCCCATTCCATTGATGTTGCCTTTTGCTCAGTTGAGCTGTTCGTTTGATGCAGGCCTACATCCCGCTGCACCCTGTCGCCAAGGTGCAGCAGTGATGCTGTCCGTCCTATTGCCGCCGGAGGGGCGGGGCGCATTGCTTGCCGGGTCATTCACACGGTTTTGGCGTTTCACCATCGGGCAGCCGTCCAGGTTGTTCCTGTCGTTGGCAGGCTTTCGGGCCTGTCTGCTCGCCGGTCGCCGGTAGAGGCAATGCGCTCTGTTGTTTGTTGCGCTGACTGTTAAAGAGCGGTGGAGCCTTGAAACTCTTCGCGGTGGCTGTGTGCCGTTGCGATGGATTAAATATGAACCATCAGTTCATATTAGGTCAAGTACCAAAAGTACATATTTTTTTGAAAAGTACAGAACTGATGAAAATCTCCGCTTGGCGCTTTAGGGATTTACCACTGGGAATCGCTTCGCTATAGTTGCCAAGTACTGGATGCATATACAGCAGTTAGGAGAATGGAATGGCGAAGCCGCAAAATCAGTCAAAACCGGTAGCCCGACAGGAAATCAGTGGAATAGAGCGTCTTGGCCTCCGGGTCTCATCAATGATCAATCACCCCGTAGCGCAGACTCAGCGCTGGGTGACGATTCACCGCCTGGACACGGACGGAGATCGGGAGTGGGAGGAAGTGATGGGCTTGCTATCCGAAACAGACGGCATTGACATGACATTCAACGATGACGGATCGGTGACGCTGAAGTGGGAGGTTAGCGCCGAAGAAGATCGGCCGGTGGAGGTTGCCGAAGCAGTTGAGGAGCCCGCGCCTTTTTGAGCGAACACAAAAAAGCCCGCTCGGCGGCGGGCTTCCAGCTAGGCATGCGGTCTAAACCAAGTTGGCATTCCATACCAAGAGTACGCGCGCCTGGATGTACAGGTCTTCTGCTCGGATCGTCTCCGGCGAATGCCTCGTGTTATCGGAGATCATTTTGAGCCGGTCTTCCCCCATCCACTGGAGGCGCTTGATGTACAGGTGTCCATCCCAGGAAAACATGTAAATTCCGTCGCCTGCGAACTCGCGAATGCTGATATCGACCAGAAGTGGATCGCGATGCTTGATCGTTGGAGCCATCGACTGACCCCACCCAGTGACTATCTTGAGGTGGAAGTGCTCAGTGAACTCCACCCCCATTTCGCGAAGATGTTGTGGGCTTACCCTCACATCCTGGAGCATCTCCGGATAGTCGTGAGGAATTTGCCCGCCGCCCATGGCAGCGCGGACGTCGTAATGCGCAATCCATACTTCGTCCCCCATGACTCCGGGCCGGTAGTAGTCGATCTCAATCGCGCCGCCGTCATCTGCTTCAGCAACTGCAAGTAACCGCCTGCGAGCATCTTCAGACAGTCCTTTCCCTTGCTTGGCAAGCATGTTACGCACGATATCCGCTGCCGATGGAGAGGGGGTTTCAGTTTCGCCATTCTCTACTTCGACGAGCTTTGAAAAAGTGGGCTCGTTACCCGCGCCATGCTGCAGCCATTCGATTTTCACACCGAGTGCATCTGCAATAGCGCTCATCTTGGCAGGTCCTGGCAGGGACTCACCATTTAGCCACTTGCTTGAGGCCTTCGGCGTTACTTTGGCGATTTCGGCCAGCCGAGCGCCTGCGCCCCACTGGTCGATGCCATGGGCGGCTAAGGCTTTTTTGAGCCGAACAACGAATGCAGCGCGAATATCTTCTATGTGAACCATAGGTTCAGCATCGCACGCCCTTGCATGTACTTTCAGTTCCGACATAATATGTACCGTAAGTTCATATTTAACTCGGAGGCCTCATGCGGCCGCTCAAGAAATCGATCGATGATGCCGGCGGCGTATCTGCCGTGGCCTTGGCCTGCGGGAAAACTCCGAGAGCTATTTATAAGTGGCTCGTCGCGGACGCATTGCCGCGCACTGAATACACGGGTGAAACCCAATACGCCCGGAAGATCGCCGAGCTTGCTGCCGCGAAGGGCAAGCCGTTCGAAGCCGATTGGCTCCTCGCTGAAGCACATCCCAAAAAATCAGTCGCTTAAGCCGCTGAACAAATGATCACTCAGGCGCCGCCAGGCATCCACGGAAACAACTTTGAGGTTTTACGAATGGAAGATTTCTTGAGGGCTTGCCACACCACCGTCAAGGAAAGCGGAGCAGAGGAGCTGGCCGGAAAAATGTGCATGGCGCACGTGAGCCTGCTTCAGCGCTCGAACCCGGACAACGCGGCACATCACCTGACTATCGAGCATCTGTTCGGGATCTTGCTGCACACCGGTGACATGCGTCCGTTGATGACCCTGGCAGACCAGTTCGGTTTTGAGCTAGTTGCGAAAGTCGCACCTGCACCGAAAGCGCTGACGGCTTCGCTTATCCATGTAGGGAAAGAAGTTGCGGATCTGACCATTGCCATCCACGAAGCACTGGATGACAGCCACGTATCCAGCAGCGAGAAGTCCGAGATTCTCACGGAAATCGTTCACGTCCGCGAAAGCCTTTCGGAGCTGGAAAGCTCGGTCAAGGCAGCCTGAATTTCAGGCACAAAAAAGCCGGGCTGCAACCCGGCTCTTTCAAAACGATAAAACACTTGAGGGACCATTATGAACACGATCGTCGCTCCAAGCAATACGGTCACCATGTCGAGCCGGGAGATCGCCGATCTCACCGGCAAGCAGCACAAGGACGTCATCCGTGACATCCGTGTGATGCGCAAGGCACTGGCAGACGATGGCGCAGATCTGCGCCATCTCCAAGAGGTCAAGGATGGGCGCGATTACACCGCCGAATTCCACCTTGACCGCGTCCTGACTGAAACCTTGTTGACCGGCTACAGCATCCCGCTTCGTCATCGTGTCGTGACACGTTTGAGCGAACTGGATAGCGTGTCACGACAGGTTGTCACAATTCCGCAATCCCTACCCGAAGCTCTCCGGCTTGCTGCCGATCTGGCAGACAAGAACGGTGAGCTGCAGCGCCTGATCTCAGACCAGGCCCCGAAGGTCGCAGCCATCAAGCGGCTCGCTGCAGCCGGTGGTGCGATCTGCATCACTGATGCCGCCAAGCAACTGGGCATGGCTCCGGCCCGCCTGTTCGCATGGCTTGAGCAGCACCGCTGGATATTTCGGCGCCACGGTGGAAAACGTTGGGTTGCCTATCAGCCGCGCATCACCACCGGCCATATGACTCACAAGGTCACTGCGTTGAAGCCAGACCCGGAAACCGGGATCGAACGCGCGGCATTCGACCCAATGGTCACCCCGAAAGGCCTTACACGTCTCGCTGAACTACTGCAGGAGGCCGCGTAATGGCCGGCGACTGGATCAAATTTGAACTCACCACTCTGGACAAGCCCGAGGTTTGCCAGATCGCGGATTTGGCCGATATCGACCCCGACGCAGTCGTCGGCAAGCTAATGCGTGTATGGGGCTGGTTCGACCAACAAACCGAAAATGGTAACGCTCCGAGCGTTAGTAAAAAGTTACTGGATCGTCTCGTCGGCGTTATCGGTTTTTGCGAGCACATGAAGTCTGTCGACTGGATGATCGAACTCGACGGTGTGATTAGTCTTCCGCATTTCGACCGTCACAACGGCAAGACCGCAAAAAACAGACTTCTCACGGCAAAACGCGTGGCAAATCACAAGGCGAGTAACGGTAAAGGTAACGCTACGAACGTTAGCGGTGCGTTACCTAAAGAAGATGTAGAGAAGAATAAAGATCCTCTCTCTGCGCAGGAACCAGTCGATCCCCGCATGCCCAGTGAAATGACCCTCGACTGGGTGCCGGACCACACACTGTTGAAAACCTACGCCTTGCACCGCGGGTTGTCGCTTGATCTGTTTACCGAGCAAGTTCGTGTCGCATTCACTGGTCACTATGAACCCCAGCACCAGGTCAACACCCAGTCTGAATGGGTGGGAATGCTGGTCAAGTGGGTCGCCAACGACAAGGCCCGGGCAGCAGCATCGAACGTGAAGCAGTTCCCTCAACGCTCGGCAGCAGGTCCGGACTTCGATGATCAAACTTGGGGGGATGATATGGGCGGCGCTCTATGAGCAAGTCCACCGCCCCAAGGAGCGCTGCCAAATTGCTGGACACGGCGGGCGCAACAACGGATATACGCAGCGCGATTGGTTCCTACCAGCCGCCAGCACTACCGACCATTCCAAAGACCCTCCCGCCAGGTACAGTCGAGGTCGTCAATGCCTTGTTCAAAGAACTACAGGCCATCTTCCCGGCTTGGAAGCAGGCCTGGCCAAACGATGACGCGCTGAGAGCAGCAAAGCGTAGCTGGACCAAAGCGTTCATCGTCGCGGGTATTAATCAGATCGAGCAGATTCGTTTTGGCATTGAGCGGTGCCGAGCTTTGGGAACGGACTTCATGCCGAGCGTGGGTAAGTTCGTCAGTCTGTGCCAGCCAACACCGGAAATGCTCGGTATTCCTCCGCACGACAAAGCTTTTCGCGAAGCCTTGCTGAACCTGCATCCAGCGCGGATCACTTCTCGGGAGTGGTCGCACCCCGCTGTGCGTCACGCAGCGCTCCAGTGCGAAATGCATAACCTCGCTGACCTGATTTCGGAGAAAGCCAGCAAGGTTTTCGACAGGGCTTACGACATCACCATCCGCATGTTGATGAATGGTCTGCCTCTGGAGGATCTCGCCGTCGGTATCGGTCACGACTCGCAAAAACCTGAGTCGCAGCTGGCGCAGGAATATGGCGATGCGCGGTTTCTGGCGACGATGGCACGTCAGTCGATTCCGGCGAATGGTCAGGAGGCGCGTCAGCAATTATTGGAGCGTTTCGGCAAGCGTAAAGCCGCTCTTGAGGCGCGTGCATATGGCTGATTCCCGTCTTGCAACGACCAATCCTTCCGACTACCGCTTCGCCGTATACAGCTGCGGCTACAAGTGGGATCTCACCGACAAACCAGATCGCGCTGTAGCGCTGTTCGAGCATCACTCTGCCGCCGAGAAATTCGGCAGCCTGATGTGGCCGAGCACTTTCGAAGTAATCGACATCTCTACAGGAGAGAAGGCATGAACGACTTCCTGATTCACCTATACCTCGGCTTCATGACGATCGCCGCTGCCGTCCTTTGGTGGGGTATCCGCCGCCTTGAGCGCCGGGCCCGAATAGCTCGGGGTAATAGCGAATGAAGCCTGCCATCCCGAAGCTGTTCAAGCAGAAGCCCGTTCGCGCCAAGTCGGTCGACCGTGAAGGCCTGGAGCAGGCCGCGCTGATCGCCGAACTGCGTGTCCGTATGCCGACAGTCGCCGACCTGATCTATCACGTCCCTAATGGAGGCCATCGCCTCAAGTCAGTGGCGGCAAAGCTGAAGCAACAGGGCGTGATGGCCGGTATCCCTGACCTGGTGCTGACCATGGCGCGCGGTGGCTTCTTCGGTCTGTACATCGAGTTCAAGGCCACACCGCCAAACGACGCCTCGATCTCGGCAAGCCAGCACGAGCGCATCCGCAAACTCAATGAGCAGGGTTATCTCGCAGTGGTATGTCGCGGGCACTTCGATGCGATGGAGCAGATCCGGGCTTACCTTAGACTCGCTCCAACCGTGGTGGCTGCATGACCAGCGCCGCCGTAAAGATCACCGACACAGAGATCAGGCGCCAGGCCTCCGGCGGTGTCCGGGATCTTCGGGACATTGAGCATCGTGGGCTCTACCTGCGTTTCAATCGGGATCGCGCCCGGGCTTCTTGGTACCTGGTGCAGAAGGGGGAGTGGAACCGTATCGGCACCTTCCCCGACCTCAATTCGAAGCAGGTCGTCGCGGCTTTGCCGGCGATCCGCCTGCGCCTGGAGGCTGGTACCGGTTCGAATTTGTCGAAGTGGGTCACCACTCGCGAGCTGCTGGACTGGTACGCCGAACGCATGTCCCGCGATCGCAACCTTTCCAGCAAGCGCAAGAAGACCGGTGCTTCGTTGATCAAGTGCCACCTGATCCCATGCCTGGGCAATCAGCCGCTCGCCGGCATAGACAAGGCAACCCTCGACAGCCAGTTCATGTGGCCGTTGCAGGAGAAGATCGGCATCGACTACGTACGCTCGGCGTTCCAGCTGCTGGCCCTGGCATTCCGTCAGGCGTTCAAGCTGGGCCACATCTCGGCCAACCCTATGGCCGCCATCAAGTTCAACGACTTTTCGAAGGCCAAGGTCGGGATCAAGCCGTCGCGCCTGCGTGGTGTTCAGCTGCAAGGTCTGCTCGAGCAACTGGCCGAAGTCACCACGGCGGCGCCACTGGATGCCATGCTGGCCCTGATGATGCTCTGCCACGGCACGCGGATCGGCGAGACCCGTCAGGCGCGGTGGTCGCACATCAGCCTGGCCGAACGCGAGTGGTTCATTCCGGCCGAGCACACCAAGACCGGCATCGAGCATCACCTGCCATTGACCGAGCAGGCGTGCGAGCTGCTGACCCGTTACCGCGATGGTCAGTACGCCAGAGGCTACGACGGTCAATTCCTGTTTCCAGCACGCAATGGCAAGGCGTTGAGCGAAGGCCAGGCCAGCGCCGTGTTTACCCGGTTGGGCAAGGGCGAGTGGACCAGCCATGACCTGCGCAAGGTGGCCCGCACCGGCTGGGCAGACATTGGCATCGACCACCTGATCGGTGAGTTGCTGATCAACCACGCGATGGGCCACAACGTGAAGGTGTACATCCAGTCGGATGTGATGAGTCGCAAGCGTGATGCCTTGGAGCAGTGGCACGCCCATCTAGACCAGAAGGGTTTCAACCACATTCACGGATTGACCGGCTTTAGATTCGGAGATTCCGGTAATGCGCTGGAAGCCGCAGAACACAAGGCCTGCGAGGCCAATCAAGAATCAACCATAGGCGAGGTTTAAAAATGCTGATTCAGATCCTCAAGCGGACCCGTCTCGCTGTAAATACGGCCGATATCAGCGCCATCTTCATCTTCACGGAGAACCACCATCCGATCTTAGAGGTGCAGATGCGATCCGGCAGGAAATACCAGATCCACCATGAGCCTAATTGCCCAAATGGCGATGACGTGCACCAGGTTCACAAGCAGCTCCTGGAGGCGAAATGAAGAAGTTCCACGGATCACTCCAGAAGCGCGAACTGAAGTTCATCGTCGAATGCAACATCTGCCTGGGCAAGGGGATGCGGCTCGGGATCTTTCACTATCTCGAGTGCGAGCACTGCCTGGGGTCTGGATGGGTTTGCGGGCATACGCTCCAGACGCTCCCGCTGATCGATGTCGTGCAGGTGATCAACGCAAGGCTGCGAGATGCGCTGGGGGAGATCGCCAAGACGCGCCAGGTTATCGGCGGTGCCCACGAACAATACGAACAGAACAACCGCCGCGGTGCCGGCGGATCGAATTACACGGGGGATTGATTGATGGCCAGAACGAAGAGTTTCACCGAGCGCACTGCTGAGGACTTGTTGGAGCATTGGGGCCGGTGGGTCGTGCTGGGGTCGGGCGTGTCCTGCTGCGCATCACGCGAGAACACCCTTCACATGCCGATGATCACTGATGACGATGCACTGATGATCGATGGTTTGATGGGGCGCCTGCTCAAGCGCTACCCCGAATGCGGCAACGTGCTGATGAAGTACTACACCGCGCGGGACAAGGCACTGGTCGACGTGGGCAAGAAGCTGGGCTTCGGTGAGGAGAAGACCCGCCAGCTGTGGAAGGCCGGCATTGCCTGGATCGATGGTGCTTTAGATTTTCGTCGCGAGGCTGCTTGACAGGGCCGGGGACGAACTATAGATTTCAGTTACTTTGCGGTTTTTCCGCGAGCAAAGCCCGACCCTCGAGTTGGGCTTTTTGCTTTCTACGATTCTTCGACCATCCACTTTTCTTGTATTTTTCCTTTGGGGATCACTACCGCAAGGTAGGCGTGGTACTGCGTGTTTTGCGTGGTGTGTTACGGCGCTGTAGTATCCAACAGCCACTATGGCCTTACGAAGGATTGATGTATGAGCGAACAGAACACGCAGGTACAGAAGGAAGAGAAAGGGGACTGGCTACTCCGGGCTTGGATTTCGACTATCACCGGAGATGGCGTAGGTTTGTCAGTTGTGCTCACTACTGCAGCAGGAATCATCAGTGGCACTTTGATCTCTGAAGTTCGCTATTTAGACTCAATCAGTAATGCGATGGCAGATGGTTGGGGCGAGCGCGGGGAAGTCTTCAGGGACATGTTTGCAGGGATGCGAGAATTTGACGGGAAGTTGCCCATCAAATACGTGCACCTACAAGCTGCTCAACTCATGACGCTTCAGGGCGCAATGCCGGTAGGTGTAAATGGTTTATGGCGAGGGGATTTGGACGCAATTATTGGTCATTCAATTGGCCAGCTCACTTTGAATCCGGTGCCTTGAATTTTATACGTGACTCCAGACACATCATCATTCTGAAATGATGAACCGTTTCTAAAAACCCGCCTTGTGCGGGTTTTTTTATCCTTGTTCGATCCCGAGTTGATCAGGGATTTTGCTCGCAGTTCAGCCGCACATTTGCACCAAATTGGGAGAGTTGCGGTAGTTAGTCTATCCAGGGCCTCAGCATTTGCTGGGGCCTTTTCGTTTTCGGCTCCACCACACCCATTGCTTCGAGCTGGGAGTGCTGTTGGGGCCGAACCTATCTCGCTCCCCGCAAGGGAGGACGCCGGATGTCACATATGCCTGAGAAGAACCCAGACCTCTGGATAGCCATCATGACGGCCCTCCGCGAGTACGGCTTGGTGATGGGGCTTACCTTCGCCCTGTCGTATATCCGTATTCGGCTATACGGCGAGCGCAAGAGCGTGATTGCTACGATTCTGGAAGCGGCTTTCGGAGCGCTACTGATCATGCTGATCGGCCTTGGCATCAATGCGATGGGCCTAAATGTGGCCTGGACGCTGTTCTCGGCAGCCTTCATAGGTCTGCTGGGTGTTGGCCAGATCCGGGTACTCGCGCAGAAGTGGGCGAACCGGAAAGTTGAAGAAATTTAAGGAGTGCCCCATGCAACTGATCGACAACTGGAAGCAAGCGCTGAGCATGACCAGCGTTCAGGCGGGTGGCGCTATTGCTGCGCTGGGTGTGGCTGAGCAGATCATGCCATCGCTGCAGGCAGTGCTGCCGCCGATTGCCTATGGCGTGCTGGGCCTGCTGGTGATGATTGCCCGCGTCGTACTGCAACCGAAGCTGACCAAGTAGGTGGCCGGTGATGGCGTGCATTGGATGCGCTGCCCGGCGCGAGTGGATTAAGAAGTGGAGTGCAGTTGGATATGAACGGGCAAGCGATCTCCTATCTCGCCGAGATACTAAGCGAGCAGAAGAAGCAGACAGCGATCCTCGAACGGATGGCAGAGCAACAGAGCATGCTGATCCAAGCGATGGCCGAGGACGAGCCTGAAAACTCTGATGCACAGCCCCTCACCTACATGGATGGTACGCCATGCCGCTGAGGCCGCAGAAGCCATGCAACGCCCAGGGTTGCAACACACTCACGCGCAACCCTCGCTACTGTGATGAACATGCTCACCTGCTGAAGAGCACGGCCCGGGCCAAGCCTCGGGAGAGCAGCACCAAGCGACACTACAACTACAAGTGGCAGCAGGCCCGCGCTGGATTCCTTGCCAAATATCCGCTGTGCCGTCATTGCTCAGCTCGTGGATTGGTGGTCGTGGCCACCGATGTTGACCACATCATCCCGCACAAGAACGACATGGCCCTGTTCTGGGACAAGACCAACTGGCAGAGCCTGTGCGGACCGTGCCACTCGGCCAAAACGGCCGCCGAAGACGGCGGGTTCGGCAATGCGAGGCGCTGAAAGCAGAAAAAACCCGAAAAAACAGTGAAATTCGGCCAAATAAGAGCGATTCGCGCTCAGAGGGAGGGGGAGGGTCGAAAGTCTGGTCCTTTTGTCTTCTAGACCGCGCCCTCAATCGTTTTTTCACGCCCGCGAAATTAAAAATCCAGGAGTTGCGCGATGGGAGGCACCGCCACGGTCGCCGGCCGTGGTCGCAAACCCAAGCCGACGGCCAAGAAAGAGTTGGCCGGGAACCCGGGAAAACGCGCCCTCAACAAGGCCGAGCCCCAGTTTTCCAAGATCACCGAGATCGATCCGCCCGAGTGGTTGAGCGAGCGAGCGGCCACCATGTGGAACATGGTCGTGCCGGAGCTGTTGCGCGAGAACGTGGTTGCGATCACCGACCTGCACAACGTTGAAGCCTTCTGCGTTGCATACGACAACTGGCGCATGGCCCAGGAGTCAGTCCGCGAGCATGGCATCGTCGTCGCTGGAGCAACTGGTGGACCTATGAAGAACCCGGCGCTTACTGCCGCCAACGAGACGATGCGCCAGATGGTGACTTTCGGCTCGATGCTCGGCCTCGATCCGGCCAGCCGCACGCGT